GAATAATGGAAGACTATATTGTAGGCGCATCAATTAGTGATGCAGTAGAAAAAGCAGATGAGTTTAAGAAAAACGATCCATTCAACAAATCTTGGGATGAACTAAAAGGCTTAACAAACTTAGATCAAAACTTCAAACGCCGTACTGTAAGAAATTTAAATAAGGTTGATACAACTCAAAACTATTTAAATAGCGCAAACTCTAGTCCTTCAGGAATTGATAATGCTAAGTCGAAGGCTATTAATCCAGGTGCTGTTATCAGAAATGGTTACGGCCTATTTGATGTAATTACACCTCCATATAATCTTTATGAATTAGCAAATTATTACGATACATCTTTTGCAAATCATGCTGCCATTGATGCAAAAGTAGAAAATGTTGTTGGGCTTGGCTACGACTTTATAGTTGGATCAAGAACTATGCTTAAGTTAGAAAACGTTGAAGATGAGATCGCTTTAGGTCGTGCTAGAAAACGAATTGAACGTGCAAAAATTGAAATGCGGGACTGGCTAGAAAGTCTAAACGATGATGATAGTTTTACAAAGACAATGGAAAAGATTTATGTAGACATGCAAGCAACTGGTAATGGATATATGGAAATTGGCAGAACTGTTACTGGTGAAATTGGATATGTTGGTCATATACCTTCAACAACAATGCGTGTTCGTAGACTAAGAGATGGATATGTTCAAATTATTGGACCATCAGTTATTTATTTTAGAAACTTTGGGGCAAAGAATCCAAATCCAATTACAACTGATACAAGACCAAACGAGATTATTCACTTTAAGCAATATTCACCATTAAATACCTATTATGGAATTCCAGACATTATTGCTGCACTTCCATCTTTAATTGGAGATCAACTTGCTGGTCAATATAACATTGATTACTTTGAAAATAAGGCAGTTCCAAGATATATTATTACATTAAAGGGTGCAAAATTAAGTGCTGATGCAGAAGACAAGATGTTTAGATTCCTACAAACAGGTCTAAAGTCACAATCGCATAGAACCTTGTTTATTCCACTTCCAGGAGATTCTGATACAAATAAAGTTGAGTTTAAGATGGAGCCAATTGAAAATGGAATTCAAGAGGCTTCGTTTAATGAGTATAGGGTAAGAAATCGTGATGATATTTTGGTTGCACATCAAGTTCCAATTTCAAAACTTGGTGGCTCTGACAGTGGATCAATTGCATCTGCTTTAGCACAAGATCGTACATTTAAAGAGCAGGTTGCAAGACCAGCACAACAAGAACTTGAAAAACTTATTAACAAGGTTGTTCGTGAAAAAACTGACATTCTTGAACTAAAGTTTAATGAATTAACCTTAACTGATGAAATTGCACAGTCTCAAATTCTTGAAAGATATGTAAAGACACAGGTTATGATGCCAAATGAGGCTCGTGAAAAGTTAGGTCTTCCGCAACATCCAGAAGGTGATGCTCCATTTATTATGTCTCCAAGACAAGCAACAGATGCTAGAGCAAACCTTGCAGGAAATAGACAAAGGGATGCAGAAAGAACAAACAACAATTCTGACTCTACATCCACAATTTCTGGAAGAAATCCACAAGGGGAAGGTAGGTCATCCACATAATATCAACAAAGTAATAAAAATGTTGATATAATGGATGTGATATGAGTATCATTTCTAAATCGCATTGGTCAACAGAGGGTGAGAATGTTCGCCTATCAATGCCATTTGCTAAAGTAGACAAGGAACGTAGAATTGTATCAGGTTTTGCGACTCTTGATAATCTTGATAGACAAAACGACATTGTCCTAACTGATGCTAGTTTAAAAGCATTTTCAAAGTTTCGTGGCAATATTCGTGAAATGCATCAACCATCTGCAGTAGGCAAGATGGTTTCATTTAAAGAAGATAAGTATTTTGATCCAGAAACAAAGAAGTTTTATTCTGGTGTTTTTGTTTCTGCATATATTTCAAAAGGCGCACAAAATGCGTGGGAGAAAGTATTGGATGGAACATATACAGGTTTTTCAATCGGTGGAAGAATGAACAAGTGGGATGATGGCTATGATGAGAAGGCAGACAAGGCAATCAGAGTTATTAAGGAATATGACTTGGTTGAACTTTCTTTAGTAGATAATCCAGCAAATCAGTTTGCAAGCATTCTTTCTATTGAAAAGGTAGATGGAAAAGACGTAGTAAAGGGTGAACTTGTAGATATTGTTGTGGAAAACGTATTCTGGGATAAGGATTCTGGCCTAGTAATGGTTTCAGAAAATGATTCTGAGATTAGTCCAACAACTGGAAAGCAAATGAAAAATATAGGTTTTGTTGAGAAGTCAGATAATGACAAGGTTGACATGATAAAGTTCTTAGTTGATAGTGCCAAAGGTATTAGTACAACTGAGATGCAAAAGGAGGTAAGTCCTATGACAGAAGATACAACACAAGTTGAAAAAGCAGAAGTTGTTGAAGATGTTGAGGTCGCTCCAGAGGCAACAGATACCACTGTTACCAAGAGTGCTGACGAAACTGTTGCTGAAACAGCAGTAGAAGATGCAGTCGAAGCAGTTGTTGAAACTGAAGTAGCAAAGTCTGATGAAGTAGTTGAGTCTGCGGTAGAAACACCAGTAGAAGAAATTGCTAAGTCAGCAGAGGCTACAGCAGTTGAAGCAGTTGCCGAGATCAAGAATACTCTTGAAAATGCCTTTGGCGATCTAGCAGCAACCATTAAGTCCTTGAATGAGGAAACAATTAAAATGTTTCAAGGTCAAGTTGCTGAACTAAGTAAGTCTATTCAAGCCGTCTCCTCTGAAGTTAAAGGAGTTAAGGATACTTACAATGAGTTTGGAAAGAGAGTAGATGCCGTTGAGCAAGATACTGCTTTCCGCAAGTCTGGCGATCTAGGCGAGATCGTACAGGAACCAGAAATGGTTCAAAAATCCCTATGGGGCGGTCGTTTCCTCGCAACCGACCTATTCAGATAAGGTAAATTCACTAGGAGGTGAACAATATGTCGGAAGAAATTATAAAGAACCAACCAGGTAGTGGTGGCGCATCAGATTCTGGGTTATTTAACGCAGATGGTGGCTTCGCTTCTGGAGGCATTGGTGGAGTTTCCTCACCAGGCGCAGATACTTTGGGTAACATCCCAACTGCTGCTTTTGGTGTTACAACTGGACCAAATGCTGTAAATCCTTCGGGATCTGCTGCTAGTGGAATTCTACGACCTGAACAGGCACGTCAATTTATTGACTATGTCTGGGATGCTACAGTTCTCGCTAAGGATGGACGTAGAGTAACAATGCGAGCCAACACAATGGAACTTGAGAAAGTTAACGTTGGTGAGCGTGTTCTACGTGCTGCTGCACAAGGCGATGGTGCTTACACAAACACTGGAGCCACATTTACAAAGGTAGAACTTACAACCAAAAAGATTCGTCTTGATTGGGAAGTAACTACTGAAGCACTTGAAGATAACGTTGAAGGTGCTGCTCTTGAAGACCATCTTGTTCGCTTGATGACCAATGCATTCGGTAATGACATCGAAGATTTGGCTATCAACGGAGATGGATCCACAGGAAACTTCCTTTCAATCATGGATGGTTTCCACCACTTGATTACAACCAACGGAGATGCACATGATGCAGTTCTTCCTGCGGTTACATCTGATAACTGGACAACCCCAGTTATGCAGGGTATTATCAATGCAATGCCACGTAAGTATCGTGCACTTAAGAACAATCTTAAGTTCTATGCTGGTACAGATGTGTTCCAAAGCATTGTTCGCAACAACGGTACACTTGCTGACGCTATTTCTGAGGCTTTCTCAAGCCGTATTGGTAGCACACAAGCAAACCGTCAAGCATACCTTGATGGTCAAGGACAAACATTCGGCGGTGCTCGTACCACTCGTGTACTCGGTATCGACGTAATGGAAGTTCCTTACTATCCAGCAGATTATGTCGACTTGACATTCCCTGCAAACCGCATCTGGGGCTTCCAGCGTGACATCACTGTAAATCGTCAGTATCAACCAAAGAAAGATACTATCGAATACACAGTGTTTGTACGTTTTGGTATCCAGATTGAAGAAGAAGATGCAATTGCCTATAAGGACATTGCTGCTTCCTAATCATTAAGGTAATTAAATTGGGCAGGGGATTCGTCCTCTGCCCTTTTTAACAATCTGTTATAATAAGATGTAATTAAAAGGAGCAACAATGCCACCAGTAAAAAAAGCAACAGTATCAAATCCACAAAAAGATGCGATTGATCAAACAGTCATTTATTCTGATAAAAACCTATATTTTGAAGGATATGGTCATATTGACAAGGGGTTTTCTGTAATTAAAAAAGAAAATCTAGATATATTTTTACAGTCTAAAGCCGTAAGAGAGGTTAGTGCCGTTGAATTAGCAAAATATTACGGCAAGGATAAATGAAACTACTCCGAATTCCTCCATATCCGCTAAGTATCTCATATGATGTTCCAGCAGCATCTACTGCTTATACTTTAATTATTGAAGAATCAGATACACATGCTGTTTTATTAGAAGAACAGATTACATCAACCACAGGCAAAAAACTTAACTATACTTTTGAAACTGATAACTGGCATTTATATGATGATACATATGCACTAAGAATTCAAGACTCAGACGATGATATTGTTGTTGAAGATACTCTTGACATTTCAAGACCATACGTAGATCCAAATACCCTAGGAACAACAGCGTCTGAAATCGCAACAAAACAAACAAACGAACTTCTTGCAAGAATTATTATTGATTCAATTACTGGTGGATTTTATTATACAAAAGAAACTATTGAGCAAACTGGTCTAGGAACAGATTATGCTCCTCTAAAAGTTAAAGCAAGAAAAATTTTAAAAGTTTATCAAAACAACGTCCTTTGGTATGATTCCTCATTAGAAACTCCAGCAATTTATGGAGTTACTTATAAATTAAGCGATAATAAAACTGCTATTGTTCAAGAAATTGAAGGGGCTTATAACAGAGCAGACCAGGCTCCAATATTTATGCCAACCGCACAATCAGATTGGCTTGGTCCAATTGGTTGGGGAACTACATTTTCAAGAGGTGCAGACTTTACATTTATTCTTGAAAGTGGTTATAAGGTAGTTCCATTAGACATTCAAGAGGCAACGCTAATGCTTATTAATGATATCGAATGTGGTAAATTAGACTATTTTAAACGTTACACTTCATCATATAATACTGATCAATTTAGAATTGGTTTTGATGCTAGACTGTTTGATGGTACTGGAAATTTATTAGTTGATAAAATATTAGAAAGATATACAAGCACAACGGTTATTCCTGGAGTTTTATAATGTCATGCGACACATTAGACTTTATGTATCCACTTCTTGCAGATGTATATCATCCAATAGTTGATCAGAATGTCTATGGTCAAATAAAAAAACAATGGGTTTATGACAGAAGCATTGCAGTTTCATTTGCACCAGCAGGAAGTGCAATGGATGAAGACCTTAAAGCAAAAACATTTGTTAAGTTAGAAAATATGCTTGTTGGTAGAGCAAGATGTGATATTAGAATTTCTAAAAATGGAGACAATAACTCGTTGAGCAATGTGCTTATTACAAATATTAGAAATAAGTCAGACGAACTTGTTTATTTAGAAACTGCTGGAGAAAGAACTGGAAGAGGAACAATATATGAAATTGCAACACAAGATCCATTTATTGATCCATTTGGAGACACCTCTTACTATAAGTTAGTGATAAGAAGGACAGAAAATCAAGGTGTTGAAAATTGATAACAACAAAGATAGACACAAAGTATTTTACAAAAACTATGAATAATATAGTTGACTATTCTTTTGGCTTTATTGATGGCGTTAATAGAGGAAAAAAAGTTTTTTTAGAATCTTTAGGAAAAGAAACAATACAAGTTTTAAAACAATATATTGATGTAAATGCGAGACTAAATCAAAGAGCACTACATCATGTTTATGAGTGGTATCAAACTGGAAGTCCAAATGCAAGGCTGTATGATTTTGTTTATTCTGTTAATGGTAATGGAATATCCTTTAAGTCTACATTTAGACAGTCTACTTCTGTACCAAAAGGATCAACTGTTCCATTTTATAATAAGGCAAGAATAATGGAAGATGGAATTCCAATTACAATTAAGCCAAAAAAAGCACAGGTGTTAGCATTTGAAGTAGATGGAGAAGAAGTTTTTACAAAAAATCCAGTGGTTATAGATAATCCTGGTGGCAATGTACAAGGACAATTTGAAAAAACAGTTGATGCATTTTTTAATAGATACTTTAAGCAATCATTTTTAAGATCAAGTGGTTTGTTTAATTATTTAGAAAATCCAACAGTATTTAAGAAAAATATTAAAGCGGGTGCTAAAATAGGTAGATCAGTAGGAGTTTCTACTGGAATGTCTTGGATGGCAAATGCAACAATTGGGGAGGTTGAGTAATGGGTGACGGAGATATAAGGCAACTGCCATATCCACCAATTTGGGTTAATCAGTATATTAAAGAAGAATTATTAAAGTATGACTTTAATAATATTATTACCTTGCCATCAACCCCATCTGCAATTGATGATGTTTATAAAAATACAACTGGTTCATATCCAGACCTTGCAATACAATATGATAGATTGTTTAGACTACGAAGAACTCCATTTTATCCAATGAAGTGTGAACAACTACTTTATTATGTTTATAGTACACAGGCTGAAAAAATATACGATGCCATGATTATTATTTCTCAACTTTTAGACAGATCAGATGCAGCAGCAGAAGATTTAAATAGATGGGCAGCAGCAAAACAGTCTGGAAGTTCTCCAATATTAGATACTGCAGTTCCAATTCCATATAATGTATATTTTCATGATATAAAGGTTTATCAATTAGAAGAGGCTAGGGATTTGGGCGAACTGGGGGCAATCAGAGGACTTACTCTTAACAAGTTAATCATAG